TCAAGAATCAATATGATCTTCGTAGGATGACTGCGAATGACATGATGACTATTGAGTTAAACGCTCAAGAAAAGATATTCCTTGCCAGAAACGAAATGGCAAAAAAGAACCAAGCAGAAGCTGATGTATTTGTTGAGCAAAATGCAAAACTACTTTCTCAACAGTTAATTCAAATTGAGCAGGATAAGCAAAAGCAATTACGTGACCTTGCAAGAAAGCGTTACGCAGATGAAATGGCTGACCGTCAGAAACTTGCTGATGAGGCCATGAATGATCTTGCTCAAGAGCAATCTCGCAGGGATCAGATTTACAACCAGTTAGTTCAGACGGGTCAAGTAGAAAAGGAAAGCCTTGAGTACGAAATGCAGAAACTGCAACTCAAAGGTTCTCTGATCGGAGCCTCTGACAAAGCACTTCAGATTGCCATGCTGGAGTTGGAAACTCAGAGAAAGATCGCAGAGATCATGGCTAATCCTGATCTCAGCCCTGAGAAGCGCGATCTATTGATCTCCCAGGCTCGAAGGAACCAAGGTATGCAAGAGATGTTCATCTCTATGCAGGACTCTTTGAAGGCCACCCAGCGTGTCTACGATGCAGTGTTTGGGAACATGGAAAAGGCACTCGAGAACTTTGTCCGCACTGGAAAGCTATCGTTCAAAGACTTGGCTAGGTCGATCATCCAAGATTTGATCATGATTCAGTTGAAAGCCTCGGCAACGATGCTGTTCAACTCTTTCTTGAGGTCTATGGGATTCTCATTTGGGTCGGCCAGTGGCGGAACCATTACAGGAGGTTCTGGGCTTATTCCTCGCGCTTCTGGAGGCGCTGTTAGCGCGGGGACTTCCTACATGGTTGGAGAGAAGGGACCAGAGATGTTTGTGCCTCGCACATCTGGGACTATTGTTCCCAATAACGCTCTATCCTCTGTTGGTGGTTCCCAGGTTATTAACAACTACAACATTCAAGCGATTGACGTAAAAAGTTTTGAGGATAGGATCATGGGAAGTAGTACAGCGGTGTGGGCGGCTAATGCCTACGCTAACAAGTCTCTTGCCATTGGAAGAGGACGCGCATAATGTCGTTTCAATCGATAGTCGATATTCAGCAGTCAATGACTGTGAATAACCGGCGTACTGTAGGACAACAAGTCTCTAGAGGCGGACAGATTAGAACTGCTCAGTACCTGACAGCAGTGCCTTGGGTGTTCACCATCGTCCCGCATAACTATCTGTACTACCCACAGGTCCGAGATGTTATTCAGACGATTGACAACCTTGACCGTCAAACTGCTGCAAACATCACTTTTTCTAGCAGCAATCTTTCTTGGTTTACTGCTTATCGCGGTGGCCTATCTGGTGCCCAGGCGGCGGCGCTGACTCTGGCTTCTGTGCCTGCGGCTAACGCAACGACGATCTCTATTGGAAACTTACCCGCTGTAGGAAGCTCTGTAGTCGTCCTGGCGGCTGGAGACTTCATCCAACTAGGGTCTTACGTTTATAAGGTCACTGCGGACGTTCTAAGGGGCGGCGCGGCCACTGTGAACGCTACTATCCACCGTCCTGTAATCGGCGTTCCTTCTACTGGTACTCTGACAGCTGTTGGCTCTGCGGTGAGTTTTCCTGTGTACGCGGAGCAGTGCCCGACTTACACTCTGACTCCAATGACCAATGGTGCTTTTGTGAACTGGGACGGTCCTTTTGTGTTTAGGGAGAACGTGGCTCCATGAGTACGACAATGAACGCGCTTTCGAGCGCAAATATAAGACACGCTGAGTTTGTCAGGCTTCAGATTGGCAATCCAGTAACGACGACTTACTCATTCTGCAATGCTGCCGCTCCGATTACGGTTAGTGGCATCACCTTCTCTAACCTCGGGATGCTGCTCCAGCTTGGGGATATTCCTCAAGACATCAAAAGCACATCCGACGACATCACGATTAGTCTGACTGGTATTGACCCTACCAACGTAGGCTTAATCCTGTCTTCTAATATCAAAGGCTCCACGGTAGAAATCTGGCGAGGCTTCCTAGATTCAAACAACCAGATCATCACCAGCCCGACGACTCAGTTCTTTAAGAGATACACAGGGATCATCAACTCTGTAGGCATCTCTGAAGACTTTAACGATCAGGCTAGGACTCGCGTAGCTACCTGCACGATTTCCTGCACCTCAATGAGGAAGGTTCTCGAGAACCGTATTGCAGGACTCAGGACTAACCAGAAGTCCTGGCAGTTCTACTATCCTAGTGATACATCCATGAACCGGGTTTCTGCGATCTCCAATCAATACTTTGACTTTGGAGCGCCGCCTCAAACAGGAAGCGTTAGCGATCCTAGCAATAATGTTATTGAGCCAAACTATATTGAAGGCTCAGGAGCATGATCCGCTTTGCGTCCAAATTCGACGTCCCGGCTTGTACGGAGATGATGAAGAAGTACGCGGAAGAGTCACTTATTGATGCCCTAAGAGATCACAAAGTACAAAATAGAGATCATGTAAAAGGTTTGATTGAAAGTCTGATCATTGGAAGAGGATTTGTCCTGCTGGATGATCAGATGCGAGGCATGTTAGCTGCCATCATCACGCCTAACTTCTGGTGCCCACAGGTCGCAGAGATCAAAGAAGTCGCTTGGTGGGTTCATCCTGAATACAGACAGGGCACAATCGGCGGAAGACTATTCTTCGAGTTTGTGAAGCATTCGGAAGAACTGATTAGACAGAAACGTGCGGACATCGTATGTGCATCGCTCATGCACACAAGTTCTGTGCAAAGTCTTCCAGGCTTCAAGAAGATCGAAACGACATTTGTTAAGGAATAAGACATGCCAGCATCGATAGTATTGGCAGCGGTAGGTGCTCAACTTACTGGGGTTGCTCTAGCTGTAGCTACATTTGCGATCAACTTTGCTGCGTCTTATGTCATCACTCGAGTCTTCGGCCAGAAGGCTCCAAATCAAGTAGACAACGGAGTTAGGCAACAAGTACCTCCTAGCTCTACCAACTCAATCCCTGTCGTTTATGGTGACGCCTGGATGGGTGGCACGTTTGTGGATGCAGTGCTGTCCACAGATCAAAAAACGATGTACTACGTCCTGGCGATTTCCAATATCTCGCCGAACGGACAGTTCACTTATGATCGGACCAAGTTCTACTACGGTGATCGGCTTGTCGCTTTTGATGGTACTGATCCAACTAAAGTTATATCCCTGACTGATGGTGATGGAAATGTAGACACCAAGGTTTCTGGAAACCTCTACATCAATCTCTACACCTCGACTGCTGCTGGCACCATCACCAACGTTACAGGCACCTCCCCGTCCACGTTCATGGGGGGCAGTGACATTGCTGCTGGCCTACGTTGGACCGGCACTCGGCAGATGAATGGTCTGGCGTTTGCCATCGTCAAACTCATCTATAACCGGGATGCTGGGACGACCTCTCTCCAGCCTGTCACCTTCAAGGTCAAACACGCACTGAACGGAACTGGTGTTGCAAAGCCTGGGGATGCGCTTTATGACTACCTGACCTCTACGACCTATGGTGGAGCTGTTCCTGCGGCTTCAGTCAATACGACTGCCTGCAACGCTCTAAACACTTACTCGGACGCCACGATCACCTATACTCCCTCTGGTGGTGGCTCTTCTACTCAAGCTAGGTATCGAATCAACGGAGTCATTGACACCGGAAGATCGGTCCTAGAAAACGTAGACAACATTCTGACAGCGTGTGACTCTTGGTTGTCTTACCAAGCCTCTACTGGTCAGTGGGCACCAGTAATCAACAAGGCAGAATCGACAAGTTTTGCTTTTAATGACTCCAATATTATTGGAGAAATCAAAGTCTCTGTTGTTGATCTGGCGTCTTCTATTAACCAGATCGAAGTTTCATTCCCATTCAAGGACAACAAAGACCAACCCGAGTACGTCTTCCTCCAGACGCCCGCTGGGCTTCTCTATCCTAATGAGCCAGTAAACAAATACTCAACCAGCTTTGATCTGGTTAATGACTCAGTACAAGCTAGTTATCTGGCTAACCGTATTCTTGAGCAGGCTCGAGAAGACCTGATTGTTTCTTTCTCTACTGCTTACACAGGTATTCAAGTAGACGCGGGAGATGTGATATCCGTAACAAATGCAGACTACGGTTGGTCAGCAAAACTTTTCCGAGTCACCAAGGTACAAGAAGCCTCTCTTCCTGATGGCAACCTTGGAGCAAGACTAGAAGCCGCAGAATACAACGCAAGCGTCTATGACGATGGAAGTGTTGCTCAATTTGCGCCTGCATCCAATTCTTTAATGGCAAGCGTTTATTATTTTCCCTCTCTTTCTTCTCCTACATTTTCAGATCAGCTTCCAGCAGACAATCCTCCAACATTTAGTGTTTCTTGCCAACTCCCTTCATCTGGGCGAGTAACTTCAATTAGCCTTTTTTATACAACAGTTGTTTCTCCATCTCAAGCAGATTGGAAAATCTGGGCTACTCAAGTATCACCCAACTCTGAGCCATTTACTCCTAGTGCGTCTATTAAATTTACTGATGTAATTTTAGGAACTGATACATATTATTTTGCTTTTAGCGTATCTAATGAGTATGGGTCATCAGAGTTGTCCACCATATCTTCTGCTTTTTCTTGGGCAACTTTAGCGGCGACTTCTTTTGTTACTTCCTTTGCTCCTGCGGCAATTCAAGTCCCAAGGTCTGGCGTAACTCCAACTTTTACTGGAATAATTACAAGGCTTTATGGTTCAAATGCTGGTGGCGCAGTAAATTTCGTCACTGCACAAACAGATTCGGCTGGATCATTTGTAAATAATTCTTGGAGAATTGGTGCTAGTTCAACTACGGGCAACGCAGACATAACAACCACTGGTGGTTTAACTCTAGGTTCTATTACTGATGGCGGTACATATGCGGAATGGGGAATACCGTCATCGATGACAAGTTCCCCTGCGGTTTTAACTGTTCCTGTTCGATATAAAGATTTGTCTGGTAGTGTTATTCAAGCCGCAACAGCCCAGCTTCAATTTGTATTTAGTGATGCAGGTACTAACGGCGCATCTTCTCGTATTTGCTATACCTCAACTGATCTTACAAGTCTCAATTCAACACCAACCACGATAACAACATCTGGTAGCACAAGTTTCCCCCCTGCTGGTTCTTGGGGCGCGACTATTGGTGGTGTAAATCAAAACTGGGTTGCGACTGCGCCGACTATTATTGCTGGTCAATCTGTTTATCAAAGTGATGGTGTATATGATCCAACAACAGGAAACACGGTTTGGAATGTGCCTTACCTGTCTACTCTGAAGGTTGGATCGCTTTCTGCCATCACGGTGAACACCGGAGCTTTGACGGTTCAAGATGCTCTGACTATTAATACGTCAGGCCACATCAAGGGCGGCCAGACCGCATACAACACAGGAACTGGCTTTTTCCTTGGTTATTCAGGTGCTGCTTATAAGTTCTCAATCGGTTCATCAACTCAGTCTTTGACTTGGGATGGATCGGCCATGACTGTTACAGGAAATGTCTACTGTAACGGCGCGGGAGAATTTACAGGCAATACAAGCACAGCGTTTGCGTTGAGTATGGCATTAAAAGCCAACGCAACTGGGACTGCTGACATTGGTGTGCTAGGTCAATCCAAAACAACTGGTGTAAGTTTTGGTGTTTATGGATACACAAATAGCTCTGGAGCAAGTGTTGGTGTTCAGGGTATAGCAACAACATCTACCGCAATTGG